TTTTGACGGTTATAATCCGGAAAAACATAAGATTTTTGTGTATGATGACTTTGGATCACAAGTTGACGATGAAGCTGCAAGTGAGCTTATGTCTATCGTCTCGAATGCTGATTATCTGCCTAATTATGCATCCTTGAATGATCCAGCTGTTGGAGTTAAAGGCACATCTTTTGACTCTGCGATTGTTGTTTTGTGTACAAATTTCAATGATTTTTCTCATTGTAAGCAGATTGCTGACAAGGTTGCTCTTAAGCGTCGTCTTGGAATTATTATTAGGTGGGATCGTCGATCAACGAACGATGCCATTCAGTATGAGGTTAGACGTGCTCAACCGGACGGAACACAAGAGCCGGTTGTTAAGAGTGATGGCACGTTTACATATACTGTGCCAGAATTGCAAGATCTGCTTATGCGAGAGTACGTTAGACATTTTGATGAACAGAATGCTACGCGCGATAAATTTAATAGATTTCTTTCGCGTAATCGACTTCAGACGGACTTTATGGAGCATTATAAGGAGGCTATGCCTGCGCGTACCGAGGTTATTCCGGTTACAGTTACGCATCAAGTTGGAGATCAAGTCGACTATGATAAGTCGTCGTTGATGTACATTAAGAACGGTACTGATGATGATGTGTTTATTCGCGAGGTTTACAAGGATAGCAAGAGGAAACGTAGATTCGGTTTTCATGCTATTGTTGATATTGTCTCTGGATTTGCTGAGCAACATACTCCAACAATGAAGGTTGTGCTGCTGTCCATTGCAGCTATATCTTCAGCACTCATGGTCGTTTATCTCGGCTTTAAGCTTGTTGGTCTTTGGATGCCTACGATTGCTGATGAGGAATCAGGTCAGAGTGCGACTGCAAAAGTTGCACGTCAACCAGTGTTTGCGCGTCCAGTGCGCACTGTTCCGGTGAAGCATGAACAAGGGGAGTATTCTGATAGTGCTATCATTGCTAAGATAACGAAGAATCAAGTTACCTTGGTTAATGATATGGCTCAATTTGTGAATGGAGTGTTTTTGTGTGGTCGAATATTGATCACTGTTAAACACTTCGTCCAAATTTCTAAAACTATTCAGATTGTTTCTTTTCGTGCCAATGATCCGGAACAGTTTACTGTTGATTTGGCTGATTGTCAGGTTGTTGAGTTTAAGGGCGCCGATCTTGCTCTTATTGCTCTTCCAGTTGGCATTAACCATTATGCTG